GCCTCGATCAGGCCGTCAGCGAGTTCTTCGAGCTCGGAGTAGAAGTCCCCGAGGGCGGAGTGCTGGCTGAAGCTCTGGCTTTGGAGGTGAAGGAGGTGGGCGGCGGTCACCGAGTCGAGCAGGGCCTTGAAGAACTCGGCGGCGACTGACTGGTCGGTGGTGCCGGCCTCGGGGGCGTCGCGGCGGGTGGAGGCGGGCTGGAAGCCCTGGGCCCAGATGCGCGGTGGAACGGGAAGGAGGGTCATGGGATGTGACGGGCGCAGCCCGTTCAGCGGGCGGGGTCGATGTAGGTCGGATGGCCAAAGGACACCAGGCCGGTGTCGCTGCGGCCGAAGCCCCGGGCGCGGCGCCGGCGGGGTTGGCCGGTGCGGGGATCGCGCTCCGCGCGGACCGGTTCAGGAATGAGGGGGAGCTGCGGATTGAAGGGATCGGCACTCTGGGCTGTGCCGGCCTCGGGGAGGCGAGGTTGGGTGCCGGCGGGGAGGCGGCGCTGGTCCGGGGCTCGATAGCCAGGCTCGAAGCGGCGGCGGGCGGCCTCGGTGCGGAGGCGCAGCTCGCGCAGGCCGGTCTTGACACCCATGCCGACCGCTTCACCGGTGGTGGCCATGGTGTTGCCGATCTGAGCGACGCGGCGGACTTCCTCGCGGGCGGTCTGGCCGATGGCGCCACGGGCGTTCTCCATGGCGGCGGCCGTGTTGGCCCGCATGCGGGCGGTTTTGGAGATGCGGGTGCGAGCCGGGGGGAGAAGGCCGTAGGGCTCAGGGGAGCCCGGCAGGCGGGGTTGGCTGTGTGGGATCGGTGGACTGGGCAGACGAGGTGGGCCGCTGGGCTTCGGGCTCGGGGGAGTGACTTTGATGACTCCGATAGGGCGCGGGCCACGACCGCGGCGGGCGGCTAAAGCACCGATCATCACGGCACCAGCCGTCAATCCCACGCCGGCGGCTGCCACGGCGGCGACGGTCGTGGCCTTGTGGCACTTCTCACCGATGGAGACGGAGCCCTTGCCACACTTGAGATCGGTGCGGATCGTGCTGGGGGTGAGGGTCATGGTTGAAAGCCCTCGGCCCAGACGGAATCTCGACGAGCGGGCCGGTGGTATCTCCACCTATGAACGGCGTTGCGACCTCGGTTTACAGCTCCTTTGATGTCAGTGCCATACCCTCCTGCGAGGGTACGCATGTTGGAGCCGAAACCTCGGCTGGTAGCCGCGAAGTTGGCGGCATTCTTGGCTGCACCAACCCAGTTACCTAGAGCTACATTCCCCAAGCCAGAACCGGCCTCCATAGCCGGTTGAATGATCTGCCGGGCGGCGTTCCGCATCCCTGATCGTGGGTGGAGAAACGCTGTGCCGACGATGGCTGCACCGGTGAGTACAGCGGCACCAGCCGCCACTTTCACCGGCTTGTTCCAACTGGCGCGACATTTGTGATCTTTGGGGATACAGACGTTTCCGCATGGCTTAGAACCGGGACCGCAGTTGAGCTTCTTGCTGCCGATGAAGACATCGGAGCGTTGCTGAACGGGCTTGATCGAACTCGGGGTGAGAGTCATGGTTGAAAGCCTTGGGCCCAGATGGAGTCCCAGTCGATGGTGAAACCGTCAGCCCAAACAGAGTCCTTGCGACCACGACGTCGAAGAATCTCTTGGTAGGCGGCGTTGACTTGCTTCGCTTTCTCTGGATCTCCGCCAGCATCAGGGTGGTGTTGGCGCATCAGACGTTTCCACGCTGTTTTGATCTCGTCGTCAGATGCTTTGTTGTCGACTCCTAAGTCTTTGAAGGGATCGGTTACAGCTTGGTTAGGGCGTGTACCACCTTTTTGTCCGTAGTTCTGGTATTTATAATTGCTGCCACCACCATAGCGTTCATTGAAAAAACCAGGATTACGGGCGTATGAAGCACTGCTTGCCGCTCCAAGCATTGAATATGCTGCCACGGCTGTGCCTAAAACTTGTTTGTTCTTATCTTTGGTTCGTGCGCCTTCCATCGCCACGCCAGCAGCGCTAGCCCCTAGAGAAGCCTGTAGACCACTCATGGCACCGAAGATGTTGGCGTTACGCCGACTTGCGTAGGCCAAGCTACCGACTGCGCCGAGTACACCCCCGTATTTCAGTACGTTTTCAGCTACTGAAGCCTTGGTTGCAGCACCCTTGGTGCATTTCTGTCCTTGACGGATCGCACCTTTGCCGCACTTGAGGTCGAGGCGAACCGTGCTCGGGGTGAGAGTCATGGTGGGTTATCGAGTGCCGCCGCCAACACGGCGACCGGGGAAGGAACTGGTGCTGCTGGACCCGCCGGTGCTGCTGGTGCTGGGTGAGCTGAAGCCGCTGGAAGTGGCGTCGGCCAGGGAAAGCCGGGGGCGACGGCCGGTGCGCTTCCTCCCCTTCCCTTCGTTCAGTGGAGCGGAGTCCTGGACGGGCTGGAAGCCATCTGCCCAGACGGAGTCGCGGTTCTTTTTCCGGGACTTCGGACGCCAGGTGGCTTTCTGGATGGCTCCCACACCAGCGCCGGCTGCTCCACCGAGGACGGCACCTTGAATGAAGCCGCTGGCTGCACCGCCCAGGGCTCCACCGATAGCGCCCCCGGGGCCGCCTAGTGCGGCACCAATCGCGGCGCCTTGCAGAGCGCCGATTCCACCGAGGATGCCACCGCCGACTGTGGCGCCTTGTCCTGCAGAGCGGAGGATGGAGTGTGGATTCTTCTGCGCTGCGGATGCAGTGCCTTTGCTGCACTTCTGGCCCTGGCGGATTGCGCCGTTGCCGCACTTGAGGTCGAGGCGCTCGGAGGCGTCGAGGCGGGCGAGGATGTAGGCGGTGGGCTGATTCTGGATGCCGAGCTCACAGGCTCGGAGATAGTCGTGGACGGGGAGGCTGTCGCCGCGGCGGGCCGACATGCGGCCGTAGAGCTCGCCGGGACCCCGGCTGGTGTCGCCGTCTTTCATGGGACGGCCTCCGCAGGAGCTGTCCTTCATGGACTTGCCACTGCAGGAGCAGCCACCCTTCTTCTGCCCGCCGCAACCGCAGTCGCCATCCATGGGGGCCTTGGTGTTCTTGGAGCCTGGGGCGCTTCGTGCTCGGCTGGGTTTGGGGCGGCCTCGGTAATCGGACTTGCCGCTGGCGTCCTTCATGCTCCCGCGCCGCATAGCTCCGGGGCCTTCTTCGCCGGGCTCATCGGTGCCGCTGGCTTCCTCTTCCTGCTCCATCGCCTTGGATTCCGCGGCCTCGTGGGCTTTGCTGCCCTCAGAGGCAGGGGGCTGACGCTTCTTGGTTGCGTCAGCGCGTTGGCGGGGAAGAGTAACGGCCACGGCAGAAGAGGAGATGCTATTGGAAGAGTAACGCTGTCAGGAGACAGGCTCGGGGGGATAGATGTCGAATGGAGCGGCGCGAGTGAGGACGGGTTGTTTCAGTGCGGCGCCGGCTTGTTCGGCCACTTGGCGCTTATGCGCTGAGCGCATAGCGGTGTATGAGGGTGAGAGAATTGTGGTGTCATCACTCCAAGGTGCGAGGTAACAACGGCACATGGGATGACGGGGTACACGGATTGTGCCGATCTTGAAGATCTGTCCCGCACTCGGGGCGCAATAGGGGCAGACGCGATCGTCTGCAGTGGCGTAGTACATGACGAGATCGACGCCGCGGGAGCGGTAGTAGGTCTCGGTGGCGCCGTTGTAGGCGCGGAGGGATTCGGTGCGGACGATGGTGGTGGCGCGGGACTTGACCACGCCCAGGCGCTGCCGGAGGTCTTCGACCATGGCGTCGGTAGGGCGGCCCTCGGCGATGCCTTGGGCGACGAGCTGCGCGGAGGTCCGGGCGAAGTCGGCCCCGTGGCGGGTGAGGTAGCCCCGGGCCTGGGCGGCAGCTTGGGCGGTCGCTTCCAGTGGGATGGAGATGGACAGCTGATCGGCTCCGGTAGGAGTGGGCAGGCCCGCGGCCTCGGTGAGCTTGTCTGCGACCGTCAGTCCGTAGCGGGACGCTGTCGAAACCAGGGACTGGAGGATCCGATCGATGCCGTCCTTCTTGTCCGGGTTGTAGAGGGGAATGAGCTGCTCGAACTCGGGGAGGAGCAGGAGGGTGCGGCGGGCCTGGTCGAGCTGGCCCAGGCGGAGGTGGACGCGGAGACGGCGGAGCAGACGGGCGAAGCTGGCGTCGAGGACGCGATGCAGCATCGTGATCGTCTCGCTCTCGTGGCGGTGCAGGATCTGGTTGTACTCCTCGATGAGGTTCATGCTGGGGGGACCTGCCGAGCGAGCTCGAAGGCTTTGGTGTAGGCGTCAGAGCGGCGACCACGCATGCGGCGCTGGATCTCCTTGCGGGCCGCTTCTTCAGACATGCCCGGGTTCTGTTCCATCAGGCGCTGGATGCGCTGGCTGAAGGAGGTAGGGGTCTGGGGACGCACTCGGGGGGTAGTGCGGCTAGGTGCGGCCTTCGGTGTTGCCTGCGCGATAACTTCTTTGCGTAGATCTTTCTGGGCATTCTTGACGGCTGTTGGGTTGTAACCGCCGTACCAGACGTCAAGCATGCGGTTTTCAATCTCGTCGCGAATCTTGTCTCGCGCCTCGTCGCTGGAGTTGGTGGAGTTGAGAAGTTTGCTGAACTCGGTAGCTTTGGCTTCGCTTTCGTCACCGAAGAGGTTCTTTAGATCTCCTTCAAAGCCTTTGTTCTCGCTAGCACGCCACGCCACTTCGTTTAGCAGTTCCCGCGAGCGTTGTTTGTCTACAGTTAGGTACGTGTATGCTTCTCGTTGGAGTTGCTTGTCTAGCATGTAGCTATTGCCAGCTTTGTAGTTTTCCCGAGCGTTGGCACCGAACTCTTTGTTGTTGGGGTCGATCTTCTCCGAAAGCCCGTGGGGGATATTGGGGTTATTAAGAACCTGTGTATTGCCTCCGGTGAAAGCAGCACCGTTGCTGTACTTGAAGAACTCGTCCCCGGGGCTCACCCAGGTGCGCATGTTGTCCCGGGAGTGGTTGAAGATGCCGAACGTGGGGCCGGCTACGTTGACGACCTTGACGTCCCTGTAGCCCATCTCCTGCAAGATCGCTAGTGCTTCAGTGGCGACGTTTCCGCCGTTGCTGTAGGACATGATGTCCACGGGCTTTCCGGTCAGGCGGCGTTGCGCAGCGACGAATGCGGCGGCTCGGAGGGCATCAGGGTTGAATCCGCGTTCGTTGACGTTTTGACGGAGATAGTCGAACTGTTTGATGCGGTCTGCTGTGCTCAGGACTCCTTTGGTGACATCGCGTACTTTCTTTCCGCCGATGCTGCCAACTTTGTCAAGGAACTGCTCTCGGTTTTTGAATTGAACGTCGTCGAGATCCTGCCCTTTCGGTTGGGAGATGTTATTGGCGTATGGAAGAATGTCTCGGTCACCCCAAATTTGTTTGAACGCGCCGTTTTCAACCATCTTGTAGCTACCTTGACCTCTGGTTGTAAACTTATTGTCGTCGGCGTAGGAGAGCATCACAACCGCGCCACGGCTGTTTTTTGTTTGACCAAACCAGGCCGGTTCGCTGTCCATACCGGAAAAGCCTCTATCGTGGCCTTTGTCTTTGAAGTTATAGGTGGATGCTTCGAAGCCCGTAACGTCCTCCACTTTTTTCTTGAGGCGAGATGCTGCCTGCTCTTTCATGGTGCGTTCGAGCTCTAACGATAGCTTCTCAGCTTCCACGGCAGAGCGGGAGACGTTCTTGCGATATTGCGTGACTTGTCCCGTCTTGATGCCTATTGTTGCTAATAGAGCTGCAGTGGCAACTACACTTGCTCCAATACCCGCTTTCTTAGCGTTCTCGGGGTTGAAAACAGACTCTTGGTTGTTGCCCGCCTCAGTTGGGGCCTGGGACTTTTTTCCAGTGAACGGGTTGGTCGATGACGATGATGGGGTCGTCTGCTTGTTGCACTTGAGGTTGTCTGGTATGCCAGATTTTCCGCAGCGCTTGTCGAGGTGAATCCAGGTTTGGAAATGGGCCTCGTCACGGGTGGTCCAGTCGTCGGAGTCACCCCGTGTGGCTTGGCGAGCTTCGCGTTCTGCGATGTATTCGGCGGCCTTGATGCGGGCTTCTTCTGGTGTATAGCCAGCACGAATCAACCTGTTTGTAATTTGGTTGATGTTGGCTTTGTATCGACGGTTGGGCTTCGGTTCAGTGGTCTCAGGTGTAGGAGAAGTGGCTCCGACCTCGGGGGTGTTGATTTCTTTCTGCGTCAGCTTCTGTTGGGCTTCAGTAGCCGGTGCTTGGTAGCGCCGCACGACGATCTTCGGCTTTACCCGAGCTCGGGGGGAATCCCACATGCTCCGGGACTTCTCTTCGAAGTGCTCGTTAATGGCACGTTCCAGAGAGAACGGGGGGCGGTTTTTGATGTTAATGCCCAGTTCCTGCGCGACGGTGGCTAGCTCGGTGTCGGTCAGAGTTACCGTGGCGTAGCGGGCGGTTTTGCCGACTACACGACGACGGTAATAAACCTTTTTGAGAAGCGCTATGGAGCCTGAACCTTCGATGGGCATGTCGAAGTCCATCGTGCCGGTCAGGTATTTAGCGTGACCCCGTACGGCGTCCTGGTACAACTGACGCTGCCTGGAGTTCAGCGTTGTTAGTCCTGGTGTATTGGTGACGAGATCATTGATGTCCTTGTAGTATGTATCAAACTGCTTAACTGTGTTCCGATAAAACTCATCTGCCATCCGAGCATCGTCGTTGCCAGTCATCGTGTTGACGATTGTCTTGGACAGGTCGTTGTCCACGTCGACGTCCCCGGTTTGCCATTCGGAGGCGTTCCGGCGAAGGTATTCCTGCACTTCACCCGCATCCTTCGGGTTGAGGCTGGCTTGGCGCATGCCGACGGCGATGTTCTCGCGCTCGGCTGCAATGCGGGAGCGGATCAGAGCGCGGACCTGGCGGGACTCTCCGGTGAGGTCGGTCCCGGGAAGTTCTAGTGGGCGACCGTTTGTGCCACGGAGGCCCAGGCTGCGGGCCAGCAGGGTGTTGGTGGAGTCGATCGAGTAGAGGCTGCCGTCGCCGATGTCACCGGCGATCTTCTGGAGATCCCCAGAGCGCTTGACACCCCAGAAGGCGCTCAGGGAGCGGTTGTACCACTCGTCGACGGAGGTGGTGTTGGTCTTCGCCGCCTCCAGAGCCTTGTTGATGGCTGCGGAGCCGTCTCCTGCCTTCGGGTTGCGGCGTGCGGATGTGCGCTGCAGGAAGGTGGTGCTGGTTTCTGTGCGGCGCCCCAGCGTCTCCCTCTGCGCAAGCTCAGTGGAACGCATAGATGCCAGACCGCGGCGGCCGGCGGCTTCACGGGCTCGGATGCCCTCACCGATGCCGAAGGGGGTGTTGCGGGCGATCTTGTCGGTGACTTCGCGGAAGGTGTTGTCGATGTCAGCGCCGACACCGTTGCGGTAGATCTTGAAGCTCTTGAGTCCTTTATGGGTGAGAGCTGCGCCTATGCCAATGACAACAGGGGTGAGCACCCACATCCCGTAGTTATAAACAGCTTTCTTTGCTTCTTCTTTTTTCTTGAGGTCTCCTGGATGTAGTTTTGCAGTTCCCCGTGCAAGCGAGCGACGACCGCTCTCAACATCGGAGAAGTTCAGCTTGGCAATGCCTCGGCCGATGTTCGTGAGGCCGCGCTGCAGGTTGGCGAAGCCTGCGACAGGATCGATTCCGGTGCCTGCAGCACGGAGGTGCGGGTCGTTGCCTTCGCCGCGGAGGCGGCAGTCCCAGTTCGGGGGGATGCAGCGGTTGCCGCAGGCTCGGTTGGGCGGAAGGCATTGGACCTTGGAGGCGCCGCCGCGCCGGAAGTCCAGGCGGGCCTGCTCTGCGAGGAAGGCTGCGGCTCGGAGGTTGGTGGTGCTCATGGATATGCCTCCCAGGCATTGCAGAGGGCGTCGACCTCGGGGAGGCTGAGCTCCTTGAGTCCAACCACATTCTGAGTGGGGAGGAACTGGCGGACGGCGCGGAGGGCCTGCCGGGTCGTGGTGAAGCCAGTGACCACCGGGCCGTCCTGGATGGAGTCGTTGACCGCGATCTGGGCCCGGTGCAGGTGGGTGTTGGGCCGGCGGGCCGGGCCCATGACCACGCCCCAGGTGGTGACGGGCTCGGGGGCGTCGGTGCGTTGGCCGTCGGGGGCGACCGGGTAGCCGTGAGCCACGCCGCCGGGCAGCTCGGTCACCACCTCGATGCGGAGGCCGCCAGCTCGTGCGAAAGACGGGGCGCTGTCTCGGCGGCGGCGGGGTGGGGCGCTCTCGGGGGCAGGTTGGTTTTCGCCGAGGATCTCCGCGGGAGTGGGGCCCCCTTCGGTGAATCCGGCGTCGGGTGATGCATTTTCTGCATTGCCGTCCTCGGGGGAGCCTTCGGCTCCGATGCCCTGAGCACCGGGACCGAAATCACCGCCCTGCATCTGCTGCTGTTGCAGCGCTTGCATCTGGGCCTCACCCTGGGCCTGCTGCGTGGCGAACTGCTGCTCCTGGTTGGCTTCGAGCTGGGTTGTGGTGTCCTCGTTCAGCGTGGTTTCGATGGAGTAGTCGGTGCCGCCGAAGCGGGAGGTGCGCACTTCCAGTGGAGTGAGGACCCCGAGGTTGACGTAGGCGGTGTCCACCGTTGCCATCTGGCTGCGCAGCTGCGCTTTGTCCAGTGCGGTCTCGGTGTAGACCGAGGGGAAGTGGACTTTCCAGGATTCCGGTAATTTTCCGCGTGTAGGGCCTTCGCGGCTGGCGAGGATGTAGCTGAAGATCTGCGTGATGGGGTCACGGCAGTAGACCTCTTGCCACTGCTCGACAAGGGAGGACCAGACGCGCTCTTCGAGGCGGCCCTCTTTGCCGAGGCCGCCGGGCGAGTCGCCCATGAGGATGGAGGCGGGCCAGCCGGTGACGGCCTGTAGGTCCTTGATGAAGGGTTCGAGGGCGGTGGCGACCCCGGTGAGGTTGCGGCTAATGAATTGGACCTCTTCCTCCTTGTCGAGGGCCATGCCTCCGTAGACGGAGCGGCTGAGGTTGTTGACCTCCATCCGCTTGCGTAGGTCGGACTCGTTGCCGGCGGCGATTCGCTGGAACAGGCCGGGCATCTTGTGGACGAAGAGGTCCGCGTCGCTGGTGAGGGTCTCCAGGCCGCTGACGGCGGACTCGTAGCGCTTGTAGGACTCCCAGATCAGTTGGAGGACGGACTGGCCCCAGCCTTGGTTGTTGATGCGCTGCTGCCAGGGCAGGTAGAGGCCGTCAAAGCGGGCCACCCGGGTGTGGTGGATGTCGATCGAGACGATGCTGGCCGACTGCTGCTCGTTGATCCGCTGGGAGGTGGTGAGGCGGTAGATGTCGGGCTTGCTGTAGTCGACCGCCGTGATGTTGTACGGGATCAGCTCCCAGCGGGAGAAGGGGATGAAGTCGCGGACGGCGCGGATCCGCTTGGGGTCCACGGGCTCGGAGGCGTCGAGGCCGTCGTCGACCAGCATCACCATGCCGGCGCCGCCGTAGAGGCGCTGCAGCTTGATGACTTCAATCAGGCGGCGGTGGAACTGAGAGACCTTGAGGTATTCCTCGAATGCAGGAATGATTTTGGCAGTTTCGGGGTCTTCGTTCGTGCCGAGTGAAATGGTGACGAGATGGCGCAGCATCTCATCGGCGATGGAGTCCACATAGCGGCGTGGGATGCCGCTCATGTACAAATTTTCTAGATCTGGACGGGGAAGGAGGTATTGAGCGCGAACAGAGGTTGCTAACGTCTTATCTCGCGTTGCCATACCCATGCCCGTCAGGACATTGAGCAGGGCGCCGTCGGTTCTCAGTTCTTCGCGTACTTCGCTCTCAGGCACTTCGGCCTCGGGGGCAGTACGGCCAGCTTAAGGAGTGCGGCGGACGAAGGTATGTGGATCCAGGGTGAAGGCAGGTGAGTCCAGGGTGACGGTGGGTCAATCCAGACTGGAGGGGGGTAAATCCAGACTGAAGGTGGGCGGATCCCAGATTCTGTCTTGAGTGGCGGTGGGAGCGCCTCAGATGTTGGCGAAGAAGCCCGCGGTCTGAGGGGTTTCTGGGATCAAGGAGCAGGCAATAGCAAGGGCCATAACGGCATCATCATGATGTCCGGGCGCTGCTTCGCGGCCACCGTTGTCGCGTTGCTGGAAGGCGAGGAGCTCAGTGGTAATGGGGCCGTCGGGGAAAATCAGCTCGTCCCGCTCCAGGAGGTAGAGGATGCGGTCGGTGGCAGTGGCTTTAGCCGGGCGGGTGGTGTTGAACAGCTCGATGGCGTACTCGGGGAGGTTGTTCTGGAGGGCCTCGGCGATGACCTTGCCCATGGCTTGCTGCTCGACGATGACGCGGCGGGGCTGAAAGTTCTCAATGAGCTCGCAGACCTGGCGGAGGCTGTAGTCGGTGCTGCGGCCGTTGGCGCGGTACATGGCGACGACCTCGTGGGGTGGCTCGGTGATGTCGAGGACCATTGCTACGAAGTAGTCGCGACCTCCTGCATTTGGGTCAATTCCAATTATGTAGTCGCGGTAGATGGTGCCACACTCACGCCAGTGGCCGCGGGCGGCGCGGCGGACGAGCTCGGTGGGGTAGATCTGCGTGTCGGTGGTGCCGAAGCTGAGCTCGTACTCGGAGAGCCAGGCGGCTTGGGTCAGGCGGCGAGACTCACGAGTCTTACGCGCCCAGTCGGTGTCGGCGCCGTAGATCGGGTGCTGGGACCAATGGATGGCGACGCGGGTCCAGGAGTCGTCGATCGTTCGGAGGAGGGCGTTGAGGCCGTCGATGTCGCGGCGCTCGACGAAGGAGTACCAGCTGGGGGAGAGGTTGTGGTGCCAGAGGTCGCCGAAGAAGTCGAGGAGCGTGTCTGGGGTGCTGGTGACGATGACTTTGGCGGCGTCCCCGAGCATGGAGAGGACGGGGGCCGCGCCGCGGTAGATGTCGGCGGCGCCGTCCACGAAGGCTGCTTCGTCAATCCAGAGGACGGAGCCAGAGGGGATGCCGCGGGCGGCCCGGGGAGAGCCGGGGAGGAAGTAGAGGACGCCGCCCCCGACGATTGAGACGAGCGTGTTGGAGTCGGTGGTGTAGCGGAAGGTGTGGCCGTCGATGCTGTTGAGCATGGCGCGGACGCGACGGCCCAGGTCGCTGGCGTCCTGCTGGGTCTTGGAGAAGACGACGCCGGCGAAACCGGGCTCGGTGGCGGCGCGGCAGGCGAGGTAGTTGGCGACGGTCTCGGAGGCCCCCATCTGGCGGGACTTGTTGACCACCACGTTCGAGGAGCGATTGATCTGGTCGATCAGATCGATCTGGTAGTCGTAGGGGTCGAAGCGGGCGAACTTGCCCGAGGTGCGGATCCAGGTGCGGCGGGCGAAGGCTGGCCAGTCCTCGACCCCGGGGAGGTTGGTGGGGCGCTGGGTGAGGGAGGCGCGGCGGAGGCGGCGCTCGGCGACCGCGGCGGTCAGCTTGTCGACGCGGCGCTGCAGGGAGGCCAGGGAGCTCACTCAGCGTCCTCGGGGGAGGCGGAAGCCGAAGGCAGGAGTTCGAGGTCGCTGCTGAAGTCGGCGTCGACAACCTCGGGGGAGTCGGCGGTGGCGGTTTCATCGAGACCGTAGAGCTGGTCTTCGAGGTCGCGGATTGTGCGCTCCAGCATCTTGCGCTCCTGGTAGAGCTGGGAGGAGTGCATCAGGGCGCGGGAGGCGGCGATGCGGTCGGCGGCTCGGGCGTCGGGGTCGTTGACGATTTCGGCGAGGACGCGGACGGCGTCAGGGATGACAGAGATGCTCTGGCCGGCAGAGCTGTCAATGAGCTCTTGCTGGTAGGTAAAAATGGCGCGTTGTACTGCAGGGCGTTTTCGCCATTTGTAGAGGGTGCGTTCAGTGATATTGAGTTCGACTGCGACTGCACGGCATGTTTTGCCGCGGGCCAGCAGAGAGGCGGCGAGACGTTCTCGGGGAAGCATTCCGTCGATTGGTGACCGAATCTCTGCCGGCATTGCTGTTCCGATGTGTTCTGAACAGAAGCCTAACGGGGGCGAGGGCGACAGGAAGCAAAGGGGAGGA